TCATAAACAAAGACAACACAATTATCGGAGGGCATCAGAGAATCAGTGCCGCTGAAAAATTAGGTTTAACAGAAGTGCCGGTTATTGTCGTTGATCTTCCAAAAGACAAGGAAAAACTTCTTAATCTAGCGCTTAATAAAATTGTTGGTGAATTCGATCCTGAAAAATTGGTAGTCGTTTTAAATGAGATGGAAGACATCAATTTAACCGGTTTTACCGAAAGCGAAATGCAGTATTTGAATGATACTATCAATTTCAATCCCGATGGGGAAACCGATAATCAAGGTGCGGGCGGAAGTGAAGAACTGCCAACCGGTGAAATCAGCGAAGGAAATTTTAAACTTACCTTTTATATCGAGAGCGAAACAATCTTTAATCAATTGCACGAATTCTTTGGCGGAAAAGCAGATCACGATTTAGAGAAATTATTAAGTTGCGTAACTCTTTATCAAGAGAAAGAAGAGCAAGCAAATAATGCATAATATGCCTCATACAATCGAATCTAAAATGAAAATAAGCCAAAGCCGAAAAGGCAAGGGGCTTGGTTTTGGTTGTCAGGCAAAAAATCCTTTTGGCGGTAAAGTTTGGAATAAGGGTCTGAAAACAGGTAAGACACACCCTCAATGCGGAATTCAAAAAGGGACAATCCCGCCAAACAAAGGGAAGCATTTTGTTCATAGCGGTTCATTCAAAGCAGGGGAATTACACCGTAATTTTAATAATTGGTCTTCTGTAAAACCTTACTCTATTGAATGGACTAAAAAATTCAAAGAGAAAATACGAATCCGTGACAAGTATACTTGCAGAATTTGCGACAAGGTAAATTCAAAACACGTCCACCATATTGACTACAATAAAGACAACTGCGATCCGAATAATTTAGTGACTTTGTGCGCCAGTTGCCATATGAAAACAAATTTTAATCGTGATTATTGGAAAGGAGTTTTCAGTGAAGTTGTCTAAAGAAAAATATGGTTCACCAAGAATAACAGGAGAGATATTGGATTGTAGTCTCCCGATGACTTTTGACCAATATAATAATTGCGGGCATAACTGCTTGTATTGTTTTTCGACTTTTCAAAGAGCAATCGGATCAACAAAAGATGATTATTGGCACAGAGAAGAAGTAAAAGCGGTTGATCCGAAAAAGTTCGCCAAATTATTTTCACCGGAATACAAAGGACAATTCAGTTACATTATTAAAAACCGCAAACCGATGCAATGGGGCGGATTAAGCGACCCGTTTTGTCCCATCGAAAAAGAATTAGGAGTAGGTTATGAGATATTACAACTTCTCGCAAAGCACAAATACCCGTGTTCCTTTTCTAGTAAAGGTGATCTTCTTCTTACTGATAAGAAATATTGGGATATCTTTATGGCTAATAAAGAAAACTACCACTATAAAGCTTCCATTATTACGGCAGACGAGGAAGTCGCTAAAATTATTGAGGCGGGCGTTCCAACGCCTAAGAGACGATTTGAGGTATTGAAAGCCCTATCCGATGCCGGTGTTGAAACAACTTTGAGAATGCGCCCGTTCATAATTGGAATTACAGACAAGACGATGCCAGAGTTAATCAGAATGGGAGCAGAAGCAGGCGTCAAGAGCGTAAGCACAGAGTTCTTTTGTTTGGAAACCAGAATGACACCGGCATTAAAAACCAGATACAAGGCAATGAGCAAATTGTGCGGGTTCGACATTGTGGAATATTATAAAAAGTTGTCCACAGGGTGCGGTTATCTGCGACTGAACTACCAAATTAAAGAAAAATATATCAAGGCAGTAAAAACAGAATGTGAAAAATACGGGATTAGGTTACACGTCAGCGATGCTCATCATAAAGAATTGTCTTGCACGGGCAGTTGTTGCGGTCTTCCCGATAATCACCCGACTTTGAGCAATTATCAGAAATCACAATTCACAAACGCAATCGTGATAGCACGCAAAAACGGCACAGTAAAGTTCAGCGAAATAGCAGAAGATTTTGAATGGCTTAAATCATTCCTTTGGCGTAATGCAGAGGGTTTTAATACCGGAAACAATGACAAACGGCTCAAACGCAAGAATTTAACAATGTTTGAATTTATGCGCAACGCTTGGAATAATCCGAAAGATTTGCACGGTCCATACAAATACTTTGGCGGGGCTTTACGCCCGATTGATAAAGATGAAAACGGAGATTTAATTTATAAGTATGTAGGGAGTTGGAAATGAAAAAAATAATCGGTTATTTAATGATGGCGCCAATTGTCATTTTATTTGTTTTGGCGTTTGTAGTAATGTTGGTTGGTTCTTGGATAGAGGACAAATTCGCATTTTGGACTATCGTTATTTTACTTTCATCATTCGCTCTATTTTATTTTGGAATAGGTTTTCTTCATCAAGCACAACACGAACAGGCAATAAAAGATACAAAAGACGCAGGCGGTGATCCTGATTTAATAAGTTATAGGTAAATATGAAAATCGCAATCCCAAGTTATCGCAGACCAATTGTAAAAACTCTCGCTCTTTTGAATGAATTCAGTCGAGATGAGATTTATATTTTTGTTCACGATGCCGAAGATTACGCTAAATATCAAATCAATGCGGAGCGGGCGCATATAATTCAGACAAACGCCCCACTCGGAATCGTCAATCAGCGCAATTTTATTCTTGATTACTTCCCAGAAGGTGAAAGAATATTGATGCTGGACGATGATATTAAGAAAATATTGCGAATGTTTTACAAAAGATTGATCGTTGTTACCGATTTAAGGAAGCTTTTCAAAATGGGATTCGAACTTTGTGAAGCAAAAGGTTATAAACTTTGGGGAATTTACCCGATCAAAAACATCTTCTTTATGAAAATGAAGGCAAGCGAACGGCATTTTATAATCGGGACGCTAACCGGCATAATAAATAATAAATTGAGATACGACCAGAATTTGAAAGTGAAAGAAGATTACGATTTTACTCTGCAGAACATAATAAAATTTGGCGGAGCGTTGAGATTGGATTATTATACAATTGAAGCCGAGCATTACACCAACAAGGGCGGGTGCGTAGATTACCGAAACGAGCAGATTGAAAGAGAATGCGCCGACTATTTAATAAAGAAATACCCGAAGTTTTTAAGAATAAATCCAAAAAGAGCAAATGAAATTTTAATAAAATGAAACCAGAATTAAAAACAATATGGGAATGGCTTCAATTAAAGAAGTATAATCGTAAACTGATAAAGAATTACGAAGCATTGGGTTGGAAAACGGGAAAATTAGTAACTGAACAAAATTTCTATCGTTGGATAATGGAGGCGGTCAAAGATGGCAACATTCGATGAAGTAAGAGCATTTTGGCTAGGGGTAGGAATCGGAATATTCTTAGTAATTTTTGTAGCGATTCTTTGGGCGATGAAAAATGATGATAATAACGAGCAATTTTAATAAATAAAACACGCAAAGGAGCGTTATGACAAGCAATCAAGAAAAACTACTGCAAGATTTAATAGCAGTAAGAAAAGGCATTATTACTAAATGCGATGAAGTAGCAGAGAAAGAAAAGTCATTGGCTGATTCTCAAAAAGATTTAATGGAATTAGCAGGAAGACAGCAAGACATTGTAGAACAATTAACAGGCATTACTCCTAAGAAGCAAAGCAAGATATTTGCACCGGCTCCAAAAAAACTAATCGTATAAAATGATCAAAAATGGAACAGAAAGATAAAAAATTTACACCAAGAATCACGAAACAGGAAGTAATTGATCGTGTTTCTATTGTTATTACGATGAAAAGACAGGGGTATACTTTCTCTCAAATGTTCCAATTTGTTACCAATCCAGCAACGAAAAAGAAGGACGGTTCAACAAATGGTTTAGGTTGGAATATAACGGAAGGTATGCTCCGAAAATACATCGTAAAAGCAAATCAGTATTTTAAGAAGACGGCTGATATTGACCGGCTCGCTGAATTGGGTTTGATGATTGAACGCAATGATGAATCATACCGGCTTGCTTATACTACTGGCGACACCCGTTCATTGGCGAACCTTCTCCGTGAAAGAGCCGAATTGTTGGGATTAAAGAAAATTCTTGTTGAACATTCTGGAGAAATTGACATTACTAAAAAATCACTTGGGGAACTATTAGATGAATTTAGAGGAATTTCTAAACCAAAAGGAAACGAAGCAAATATTAGCAAAAAGCCAGAACCCGACAAAAGCGCTTGATGAACTAATCTTTGAGCGTGATTTTACTTATGAAGAAAAGAAAGAATGGTTAAGGCGCTTTATACATCGTGAATTTGGGATTTGGATTCCGAACAAATCAGTATGTGAAAATCATTGTTCACCGATGGACTTTATAGCTGATGTTTTCTTTCAAAAGGTTCAGTCAGCGCTTGCAGTCGCTAATCGTGACGGAGGCAAGACATTTGATTTTGCTATTCTCCACGCTTTGCATAGCCGGTTTTATGACGGTTGTGAAACCGCCTCAATCGGTGCAGTCGAAGAACAAGCCAAAAAATGCTATTCATATTTTAAGCAATTTATAAAAGCTCCGGCATTCAAAGAAATCTATCGTGATCCTCTTATTATGGAAACGGCACTCAAAAATGGCTCAAAGGTAAAGATTGCGCCAGGAACAATAAACGCTTTAAACTCTCCTCACCCGCATAAATCCTTTTTCGATGAAGTTGAACTTACGAAATGGGACATTCTGCAGGAATTTTTTTCAATGTCAAAATCAGAAAAGAATATCGGGATAAAAGCGACTGATGTGTTAGGTTCAACAAGAAAATACGCTTACGGAGTGATTCAACAGCTTTTAGATGAGATACAGAGCGGAAATATGCCAGGGTTCAAGATTTATATGTGGTGCATTTGGGAAGTAACCGAACCATTTGAGCTGAAAGAAGAATGGAAAGACATAATCAAGCCGACAAAAGACGGGCATATCAGCTTTTATGATATTGCTAAAAAGTATGCCGGTAGAACAAACGGATTCTATCCAATTGACGACCTTGTCAAAAAATTCAGTTCAATGAGTTATGATACTTTCCAAACTCAATGGGCTTGTGAAAAGCCGAGCAAAGAGGGTCTTGTTTACGGCAACGAATTTGATGAAGCGGATATTCTACCGGAACGCTACATTCCAAAAGCCGGATTGCCGATTTATTTTGCACAGGACTTTGGATATAATGACCCTATGGCTTCATTGTTTGGTCACTTGCAAGATGACGGGAAAACGATTGTCTTATTCAACGAGTTTTATGTCAATAAGATCAGCGCAAGCCGTTTCGCAAAAACTTATTTAATACCTAGGAAAGTAAAATGGGGTAAGAACTTAATATGCGGACTTCACGACCCAGCCGGAAAAGGTTCTGCCCGTGAAATGAAAGCAGCCAAAGATGAAGAAGGCAGGAAGATAGGCGCTTTAATACCGATGCCGACAGGGATTGAAGAAGGCGTTCAGCTTGTTAAATCATTGCACGAAGCACACAGAATAAAGATCAGCCCCGATCTGCACAATTATTTGCGGGAAAAAAGAA